CATTCTATCTAAATGCTCGTGTCCTCTATATTTCATATCATAACCACGTCTTCCATAATTACCTCTGTCGTAGTCTCCATAGTTATCACGTCCATAACTATCATATCCAGCACGTCTTCCACGTCCATAATTTCCATATTCTCCGTACATTTCTTTATCCTCCTTTGCCATGTGTTTTATTTTACTTAATTTATATAAGTGGTCTAGGTTGTTTGTGTTTATATCTTCATCAAGTATGTGTTTAATCTTCTCATCGACCTTTTCTATTACTTTGTCTTCCAAATTACTCACTCCTTTCTTTTAAGAGTTTTAATATTTCTTCTTGGTTTTTAATAATTTTTTCAAAATACTGTGTATCTTGCTTTTGTAATTCTTGCATTAAATCAGTATTGTTAAAGTCTTTAAACAGTATTTCTAAACTTAATATTTGTAATATTAATGATGATATATCTAAATTATTCTTCATTATCTATTAAGCCTACTTATACTAAATGTAGCATTAGTTATAATTGCCTGTGTAGTTGCTATTGGTGTTGTAGGTGTAGTTGGTGTTGGTACGCTTGGAACTGATTGAACTGATATATTAGTTGTTCCACGTGGGCAAACTCTTAATTTCTTATCAAATGAAACAGTTTCATAATCATCGGCTGCTGCAATTGTTACGGCTCTAACTGTGTCAGGTATTAACACTCCATCTTGGAACAAACCTATTGCCACAACCCCCGGAGTTGCTGTACTTACCGAAGCACTAAACTCTACATCATAATAGCCTGTGTATCCGTTTCCAAATATTTTAAAGTTAGGATTGCCGTTTGAATAATCTAACCAACCATTGCAACTACAAGAAGCACATCTTGTTCTAATGTCAGTTTCATCAAAAGTTATAGGACTTGCATTACTTGGCAATGCTAATGGTTCATTTATAATTGTTTCTATCATATTATTTCTCCTTTCAATAAATTTGCACAATATAACACGAATTTTGTGCATTTTTCATTCTATATAAGTCTATAAAACCAATTATTGTACATTTTTGTTTTATAAAATAAAGAGAATAGAACTATGCCTATTCTCCGTTAAGTACCGTTAAGTACCGTTAAATTAGCAAGTTCTCGTAATCGAGCGTGTCGTAATCGACTATATGCTATTAAATAAATTGACTTGTTGTGTTAAATCCACAGCCACAACCGTTGTTTTGTGGGCAACTGAAAATCGCAGTGCGTCCATAGACCGGTGTTGACGGAATAGGGCAATTGACTAGGCGGTTATACATTAAATCAATTTCATTATTTAATGAATTTGATATAAATGCGTTTTGAGCAGTTTGACTAGCTCTTAAATCAGCCATTTGTAATTGTCTATTCAAGTCAGCTATTTTTGAATCTTTTTCATCTATTCTATCTCTGAAAAGTTCATCTTTTATAGACTGAATTCCACCAGTAATCGCTGTTAGTAATGTTTGAGTGTTTTGAGTATCACTCGTTCTTGTAGCACAAGCCTCACGAGCAATATCAGAACCTAAATTAGCAATACCTAATCTGTTCTCACAGCAACAGTTGTCAAGTGATTTTTGAAGCCCATTAAATCCTTGAAGTGTAGCAATTTGATTGTTGAAACTTTGATTCATGTTAGCCATTTGTCTGTTGCAAGCAGCAATTTCTGAATTATAGAATCCATTAGAAACATTGCTATTTATACTTGCAGTTGAATTGCAAATAGCGTTTTGTATATCATTTACATCGTCTCTAACACCCTCAATTTGGTTGCTTAAATGTAATGAGTTAAATCCATCACTTGTTTGGTTCATAATGTCTTTTTGACCGTTGCTTAACCAAGCATAACCATTGTCAAATGAGTTTCCTCCGAAGAATCCACCGTTACTATTACCCCAGTTTCCACCAAATAATGCAAGTAATAATATTACCCAAATAAAGTCGTTTCCATAACCTCCGAAACCACCGTTTCCATAACCACCCATCATAGGATATACTGGATATGGATAAAATCCGTTTCCGTTGTTGTTAGTAGCCAATTCTACTGTTGGTTGAATGCCTCCATTCATAAATCTTTCTCCTCCTCTCAAATAAATATTTAAGACGCTAGAAATCTTATAAGGAAGTACTATCTAGCATAATACCCCCTTACAAGACTTTTAGCCTTGCTTATTTTGATTAAACATTCCCATCATTTGTTCCCATTGTTGGCGTTGTTGTGGATTAAATCCGTTTACTGTTTCATTTAATAAATCCTGTGGATTATTGTTCTTTCTTGCTTCTTGATACCTTTGAAACGCTTGTGGATTTGTTGCTTTCAAGTTTTTCTCCATCTGTGAAATCAACTGTTGTGGTATTTGTTGCATTTTGTTTTGCATTAACATTTTTAACATCTGCATCATTTTCTATCTTTCCTCTCAATTCTTCAATTTGTGCTTGTAAGTATTCTATTTGCATGTCTTTTGCGTCTTTTGGAACTATCTCATTTAACTCATAAGATTTTATATCGCCCTTCGTGTTTTTAATCCACATAACCGTCATATCTTTGCTAAAAAATGGTGTGTCATAATAAACAACCTCTTTATTAACATCATCAATAGTATTAACAAACCTCATTGTGTGATTAGTAGGGGCTAGTTGAAAGTTTTGAGTTAAGTTTGTAGGCTGTGGTGTTTGAACTGGTTGTTGCATTTGTTGACGCATTTTTTCTAATTGTGATATTTGCTCATTTATTTTATCTAGGTTTGCTTGTGGATTATATACATTATTAAAATATGGATTATTATACATTTTCACATCTCCTTAATTAATATAAGAAAAAGAGACATGATATGATTAGTGGTTGAATTGGTTTCATATCTCTGTCTCCTTTCTTGATTAAATCATACCATTTTTAATAGTGTAAAAAAGGGTAAAAAAAAGAACTTTTTAAAGTCCTTTAATTTTATCATTTACTCTTTTAAATATTTTCTTCACGCCGTCATAGGTATAATTATATTTGTTGCTTACTTGCAACGCAGATTTATTATTAACAAAATAATCATAACAAATTTTGTAGTCTAGGCTATCTTTATCTGTTACTTTTAAAATGGTTTCTTCAAATAAGTTATTCGGCATTCCTTTATATAATGGTTTATAAGTTTTCTTAACGAGTTTAGATGTGATATATGAAAGACCGACACCAAGCATTATAGGTATTAATATACTTATTCCAAGTGGTGTAGTAATTCTATTTAGTATATAGTAGGTTAGGTTTGATACGATGAAACATTGTTTCATACTAGGTAAATGAAAAGGTTTGCCGAATGTTCGTTTGCTTAACCAAAATGAAGTTAGGATAAACAAGCATTCAATAAATGTGTCGTTTAGTCTTGCAACTAATAATATTATAACTATTGTTAAGATGTTCCAAATTAAACTTAAAATGAAATAAATGATATAAGTTAATTTTGTTTCTTTGTCTAGTTCTTTAAAGTTATGCAAGTTTCTTCGCAATCTTTTTGGCAACTTTAACAAGTTTGCTTTCGTCTGCGAAAATGAACCAACTGTTATTCCACATATCTTCTTCTCTCCTTCCATAAAATATAATCTATTAGTTATTAACAATAATAGAATATAATCAAATGATAATAAAGCATTTAATACAAAGCTATTTTGTTCTTGATAATTTATATTTCTAATAAACAAAGTTATTGCTTGATAAAATATGCTAACTAAAAATGTAATTATTATTCTTTTCAAAATTTTATTTTTATATTTCAAGTTTATTATATTAACAGATAAAAACATAAAAGCTATATCTATAAACATATTAATAGTTACATCATGAATTTTATTTTCAAAAATTTTTAAGCATACACCTAAGATAGTTAATATCAATGAATATATTTTGATTTGTTTACTATTGCTTTTGAATATTAAACTTATTAAAAAATAAGTGTATAAATATAATACTATAAAATCATATAAATTTGCCATATAAAATTTGTGTAACAAAATATCAATTTTAATTATCACTTGGTTATCAGTAGTTAATCCAAAATAATCCAACCCCACTATCTTCATTATAAACGTTATTACGAGTAAAAACGTGTAAACTTTCAAACTTGTGCTTAAATATTTGTCATAATCTTTAAACATATTCCCCTCCTACAAAAAAAGCGAGGTAAACAGATAAACCTCGCAAAAAACATTATACACTTTTGTTTTTCTTTTTGTCAACGACTGTGTTTCGACAACTTCTAATAAATTCAATTTCGCTTGTTATGTAAGAATTTGCATTTAATTGATTGTGATATTTGTCATACAATTCTTCAATATGTGTATAATCATTGTCAGTTCTCGTTAATCCATTTCTTAAACTACCACTAAATTGTAGTATTTCATATCGGATTCTATCTCGCTCGTTTATATCAACTTTTTCATCAACTTTTTTTATTTGTTTACTCAAAGTTTCAATACCAAGCAACTTCCCACATATCTTCCCAAGCCATGTAAAAGGATTTATTTTAATAGGTGATATTTCTATCCCTATCATTGCCAAAACGCCTAAAAGTACACCATACTGCTCAATAATCTTTTGTATCATATCATGTCCTCCATTATCTGACACAATAATTATAACATGGTTTTTTACTTTTGACAAAGTCGGTTATTTTACTGTTTCTTTTTCAATTATAATCTTATTATCTTTTGCATAAACTCTTATAAAATCATCTTCCTTTATGCAACTTTTTTGTAATACTTCCTTTGGAACATTTACAATATAGCAGTTGACTTTTCGTTCGCCAGTTCTACTATAATAATAATTTTTGTTTAATTTAGGCATTATTCAACCTCCTTTAAAACATCTCTTAATTCTTTTATATCTTCTTCATAATTGCAAGGTATATTATCGTATTCAAATTGTGGTCTATTTAATATCTCATTAGCCTTGTATATTTTGGATTGTAAATTGTTTAATTTTTTTAAATTTTCTAATATATACCAATATTCATATTCATAATCGCTAGTGCAATCAATATAACCGCTTTCTTCAACATCTTTAATATATTTTTCAAGCGTTATTTTGTTGTCCCAATACTTATGTTTTTCTTTTAAAACAAATTCATTCATTTACTCCACTTCCTTTTCAATCTTTTTACCATTTATTTTTATTTCAAAGTTTTTCATATTTGAACCTAAACCAATACTTTTTTCTATTCGCTTTTGTAAAGATAATATCGGGCATTTTTTTAATGCTTTCTTTTTGATTCTTCTATTTTTAGTTCTATGATATATTTTTAAATATTGTTGTGGGTCTATTAACGGTATTACATATTCTCTATCGTAATCACCCAATATAATTGGGCTTTTACATATAATCCCACCTTTTGTAAATTTAGGTATTTTCAATTTACGACACTTCCTTTTCTTCTTTATCTTCTATTTCTATTATTCTTGTATATCTTACAAATTTTCTTGTTTTATTATTACTATATCTTATTTCACTTATTGATGGTACTACTTGCAATGATATATTATAATCTTCTTCATTTAGTTCATTTATCATTTGTTTCAAGTCTTCTAATTTCATTCCATTCCACCTCACTTTTAAATAAATCTTCTAATTGAATTATAATTTCATCTAAATTTAAACAACCATTAAACAATATGCTTTTTTCTTCACCATAGTTATCATAATAAACCATAGTGTCAAATTTATGCCCAAAATTCCAATAACTTATTTCATTTATTGTAATATATTCATTTCCATTACTAAAAGTTATTTTCATATTTCCTCCTTAAATAAATCAT